AGGTGATGGAGAGTATCTCTCACTGCTGTGGAGACATTGAAGTCGAAGATGAGCATGGGAATGTATCTGTTAAGAAGCGTGCAATCTATGACAATACAGTCAACAAAGCAAAAGCGTTAGTGAATACTTGTAAGGGCTTTCGACCTGTCAAGTCAGGCGAGTCGGATAGACTTGGGGAAGCAGTGGAGTCATTGGAGCAAACATTAAGTGGGGTATCTACTGAACTGTTGCGTGATAGTGATGCCATGAGAGATAAAGTCAAAACAGAGATTGATGATATCTTATCGAAGTTTAATTAAAAACATCGTGAGTTCACGATAAAACTGAGGAGAAGTAAAATGAGTGTAACAATTGATGAGTTAAGAAAGTTAATACCAACGATAGGTGTAGAACTTACGCCAATCATTCAGTCCGAGCCGGGTTGTGGTAAGACATCACTACTATCTATGCTCGAAGAAGACATGGGAGATGGGTACGACTACATCTATGTTGACTGTCCTGTTAAGGATATGAGTGATATAGCTATGACTATACCGAACCACGAGACTCGCACACTGGAGAACTATGTTGGTTCATTATTTAAACTATCTAGTGATAAGCCTAAAGTAATACTGCTTGATGAGTTTATGAAAGCGCCTAAGTTACTACAGGTTATCTTCACACGACTGATGCTAGAGAGAACTGTGGGTGACATACCACTGCCTGAAGGCTCGATAGTATTTGGCACATCAAACAATCAATCAGATGGCGTAGGCGATACTATGCTTGCTCACGCAGGTAACAGGGTGTGTATCCTTGAAATGCAAAAACCTGATATTACATCATGGTTGGCATGGGCTACCGAGAACAAGGTAAGTGCTTTGGTGCGTGCCTTTGTGCATACTTTCCCACGGTGCTTACACAGCTATCGAGATGAGGGTGAAGAAGACAACCCCTATATCTTTTCTCCCAAGCGACATCAACTATCTTTCGTATCGCCACGGTCATTGGCTAAGTCTTCTGTCATTGTGGAGAACCGCGACAAGCTAGGTGAGAACGCTACAATCTGTGCTTTGAATGGGACTATCGGTGCGAGTGCTAGTGCTGATATGAATAGTTTTCTGCGACTAGAGAAAGAGTTACCTTCCTTTGAGAGTATCCTTAAAAATCCTGAGAGGGCACATATACCAGAGCAAATATCTGCACAGCTTATGCTAATGTTTCAAGCGGTAGATAAGATTGAGACGCAGGCAGATTTGACTAGCTTTATGAAGTACCTTGATAGGATAAACTCTAGTGAGATGCAAGCGGTGTTCTTTACTATGGTAGTCAGACACAAGAAAGCAATCAAACTAGCACGCAGTAATCCTACTATTGCTAAGTGGGCTACCGAAAATTATGAACTGTTCTAGGAGATAATTATGTATATACCATATATACCCTTTGATACACCTATGGGCTTTTGTAGTTTATTGATTACTTTGACAGTGGTACTTTTATATTTACTTGGAGAGTGATTATGCAACAGGAAACTAGGTTGAAGAAGGCACATATTGCCTTGATGAAACATAAGGATACTGCTCTGTATTCTGGGGTAGTGCTTATGGGTACGAGTAAGGTAATAGACGATTGTCCTACTGCCTATACTGATGGAGTAAACAAACGCTATGGGAGAAAGTTTATGGAGGGGTTATCCGACCCTGAGCTAACTGCCTTAGTTTTACACGAGAACTTACATGTGGCGTTGAACCATATGGGTAGATTTAAGCAGAAGTTTGAAGAGAACCCTCAACTGATGAATGTCGCGGCAGACTATGTGGTCAACGATATTATTGTATCTATATCGGCTAATGACTCTAACTTTATTGAGCTACCTGAGTGTGGGCTATATGAAGCTAAGTATCACAATTGGTCAGTCAACGAGGTCTACAAGGATCTCAAGAAACAACAGGAGGAGCAAAAGAATAATTCATCGCGAGGTCACGATGAATCTCAAACAGAAACTGGCGATGTTGGCGTGGGCGACTTGAAGCCGTTAGACGAACACGACTTTGGTCAAGCTAAAGAAATGAGTCCGCAAGAACTCAAGGAATTATCTGGGAAGATTGATGATGCTTTGAGGGAAGGTCAGATACTTGCAGGAAAGCTAGGGGGTAAGACACCGCGATCTATTGATGAGTTACTTAAACCAAAAGTAGATTGGAAAGCTGAACTGAGAGAGTTTATCTCCTCAAGCGTTAAAGGTAATGACGAGTACACATGGAGAAAATTCAACAAGCGTTTGATAGCGAATGACATCTATATGCCCTCTATGGAGAATGAGTCTATTGGTGAACTTGTGGTCGCGATTGATTCGTCAAAGTCGGTTGGCACGAAGGAGTTGACTGAGTTTGCTACTGAGTTGGTGGCTATCTGCGACACAGTTACGCCTGAGAAGATACGAGTAATCTGGTGGGATTATGATGTGCATGGCGAACAGGCTTTTAATGTTGAGACCTACAGCAACATAGCACAGCTACTAAAACCTAAAGGCGGTGGTGGTACTAGGTTGTCTTGCGTCAGTGACTACATTGTGAAAGAGAATATCAATGCTGAAGCGGTGGTCGTATTTACTGACGGTTATCTGGAGTGTGATGTGCAGTGGGAAGTAACAGCCCCGACTCTGGTGCTGTCAACAGAGAACCGTCACTTGAAGCTTCCCGTGCAGCGGGTCATTAGTTGTTCGGAGTGAGAGATTTTAAACTATGAGGAGGAAGAAGATGAGTGAAGTAATATATACAAGTTATGAAGTGGGTTATGACGAGTGGGCAAGTATTGATTATTTTCATAGTGGAACAGATCAACAATATGAAGATAAAACTAAATATGAAATTGTTTCTACTAAGTACAAAGAAATTACTGACGGAGAAGATATGACTAATGGTCTAAAAGATTGGCTTTGGCGAGTAGAAGTTTTTAGTAAAAAGGAGAAATAATATGAGTAATGAATATGTAGAACATTATGTAGACGAAGATGGTCGTGTAGACAACAAGCTAACGCTGACTAGTGAGGGGTTTCTTGAACTCACTGAAGATATAGAAGTTATTGTTGAAAAGTTTACGGGCGTTGATGGTGCAGGATTTATGAAGTGCGCTCAGATACGCGAGGACTTGATGGACTTAATACACGAGATAATTAACGAGGAGGAAGCATGAGTAGAAAAGAATTTTTTGAGTGGTTAAATACATACCCATCACATAAATGGGAAATAATATCAGATGAATTTGGTAATACAAGAGTGCTATTTATTTATGACGAGGAGGAAGATGATGAGTAGAAAAGAATTTTTTGAGTGGTTAAATACATGCCCATCACATAAGTGGGAAATAATATCAGATAAATTGGGTGGAGTTCCAATTACAAGAGTGCTATTTATTTATGATGAGGAGGAAGAAGATGAGTAATACAACGAAAGAATGTACTAAATTTGATTGGCAACATGATAATTGGACTTCTGTGACTACAGAAGAAGGAGAAGTATGGGATTTGAATTTATATAGAGATGATGTCACGAATGAGCCGCGTCTTGTCGTTTATCCAACATTCATTAATAGTGATAAAAAACGTCAAGTCGATACATACGGATATGCAAAATGTTACAAAGTTGTCGAGGAGAGTGAAGATGAGTAAACCGTCAGTCACAATAGCATGGGGCGAAAGAAATTCGGGTAATGACAACCCAATAAGAACCTTTCGCTTTAATACCGAGGGAGAATTGGATGCCTTCTTAGAAGGGGTCAGTGAATGTCTTGGGTGGTTTGACTATGCCACGATTGGTAAGGGTCATATGTTTGAAACAATATCAGAGTGGGAGGAGGAAAATGAGTAAATATATAGTGCAAGTAACTGAGTATGTATATCACAAAGCTATAGAAGTTGAGGCAAGTAGTCGTGATGAAGCTATAGAAAAAGTTGGAGAAGGAGATCCGTGGGAGATCGTGGGTCGTGAAGCTAATTTTAATGTTGAGGAGAAGTAAAATGAGTAAATTAAATTATATTATGGAGTGTAATCACACTCAAGCACTGGAGACTGATTTACATGGTAGTAAAGTATTTCCTCTGGTAGCAGAACTGAATAAGCACTTTGGGCTTAAAGTAATTAACTGTGTTATGGTAGATGATTATGGTAAGCAAGCTGAAAGTGGTAACGGCGTGCAAGGCTTTGTAATGGCTAATGATTATGGTATACCTAAGTGTATAGCCTTTATTAGAAGTGAACGAAAATTAACATATGTTAAAGATAAAGAAGTGTGGAAAGATGTTTATGTGTTTAAGTATTGTGAGGACTACAAAAGAGGAGGTACTTATTCCGAAAGAGATTTATCTACATCAGTAAAGCTCCCTCAACTTATACGCGCTATAAAGGGCTATGGAAGGGAAGATAATTTCCCTGCCTATAATAGTTCTAATTGCCCAGAGCACAAGTATAATTTAAGTTTATATTATCGAGATTTATCTGGGAAGTTTGAACTCGATGGTCAGGATATGTGGAACTTAAAGCACAAGAGAGATGAAGCAACTACTGAGCAATTGCAGAAACACATACCTTTTTTAATAGATAGTTATATAAACAATGTTGCCCCCTCTGCCGAAGTAGATGCAAAGATAAGGGATGATTATAAAAAATCACTAAGTTATGCGAGTAAAGTAGAAGAACTAAAAGATATAATAACTGAAGGACTGGGTTCTGGGTTTACTGTAATAGGCGTAGATAGTGCTGAAGGTTATGTAGTCGGCAGTATAGAAACAGTTATAGGAAACGAACCAGAGTTTGAATACAAGGACTTTAAACGCTATGCAAAACTCGAAGACTATTCTAAACACCAAGACATTTTACCTATGCTAACTATGCACAAAGTAAGAGAACAAGAAGCAGGCGCCAAATTATACAGAGACTATTTTGAGATCCCAATGATTACAAATCCTTACGGGAGAAATAATTCGCCTATACTAGATGATTTTACAGGTATTTTTAAACGCTCAAGTGAGATTTTTAATTTTCCGATGAACATGATGTGGCTTCTATTACCTAATGTTGAGAGCGTGTAGATGAATAGAGAAACTATAAAATGGTCGCCTTTTGCATTACCTAAAAATAATGAGGATTTTTGTGTATTAGTTTACTTGGTTGACAAAGTCTATGAGTTTTATCTGTTTGATGGTTTTATCAAAAGGTTTACTAATACTACGCTACCAAAAGAACTGAGCAAAAACTTAACTATGATAAAAGCACTTGGAGTACCCATCTTAAAAAATGAAAGGGGTCTTAGAGAGTTGCAATGTTATGATATGGAAAAGTTTATTGGAAAATATACAGCTTTTGAAAATATTGGTTGGAGAGTTTCTCCAAATGTGTTTGTTCTCGTGCTGAGTAATACTGTCATTAATACACTACAAGGCATTAAAGATAATTAATTTATCGTGAACTCACGATGTTTTTAAAACAGAAACTGGTGACATACAAGTAAAAGGAGAATAACATGGCTAAAGAATACAGAGTTTTTATTGTTCAAACGATGAAGCCTATAACCGTTGAGGCTAATTCAGAACGCGAAGCAGAAAAATATGCAGAGGAGCATTGTGCGTGGGAGCCTCAGACTACGAGGTTCGCGGCTTCACAGGTTTATTATGGGGATAAGGAGCAAGACCATGAAGAAAGTAGTTAAGAAAGTACAAGATAATGTTGTTTTTCTTAAACCAAAGCTAAAACTTAAAAAGTTTGTTGGTGCAATGGTGCAGTATTCAACACCTATTATCGTTCAAGCTTATACGGAAGAGGAAGCAGAGCAACTAATTATCGACCAAGAAAAAGAACTTGAAGTCTCTGAGATTGATGTCATAGTAAACCAACTACAATAAAGAGGAGAAAACTTATGGATAATACACCTACGAAAAAATATGACCCACGACATGCAGAAATATCTAACATGCTGTCTGATACTCAACGCTATGAAAACGCACGGGGCTTTGTAAAAGCCTTTTTAAGATTATTTAATTGGCGACAAATTCGAAAAGCAAAAGATCTAAAGATAAACTAAGGGTAAAAAAGGTGGGAAGACGTAACGATAATCGGACTGTCTGGAGAATGAATTTACCCCTGTTAATTCTCGAATATTCTTATGCTCCTCAACTGTGTTGGCACGCAACTAAAATTGTAGACCTCTGGATGATTAAGTTATATGGTATCCCAACACAACCAAAAAGACAGAGGGGAAAATGATTATGTTAAAAGCAGACGGACTTGATGAAGCTATTATTGGTACCACTATGTTATGGGGCGCCGAAGGCGAGGTGTTAGTTTATTCATGCGAGAAGTGTATTAATATTTTTATGGTGCGTGATGGCATGGACTACGATGAAGCCTATGAATACTTTGAGTTTAATACGCTAGGCGCATACGTAGGTGAGCAAACGCCTGTGTTTGTTTGGACTGATACTACAGACTTAGAGTTATGACCCCAGAAAAGAAAGTTAAGGTAAAAATCTGTAAAATTCTGGATAAGATGGGAGCTTACAGATTTTACGCATCCACGGGCGGGTATGGTTCGTCTGGAATCCCAGACATCATCGCCTGCTATCAAGGTAGGTTTATCGGCATCGAAGCAAAAGCCAACGGTGGTAAGCCCACGGCCCTTCAGTTAAAAAACCTTAATGATATTGAGCGCTACGGGGGACAATCTTTAGTTATTGACGAACGTAATATCAATGAGTTAGAGTATCTAATTAATAAATTTAAAGTAGAGGATAATAAAAAATGAATATAACAGTTGGAAGAAAATATAAAGGTGAAATAAAAACCTGTTTGACTATACGAGAACATGAAGCCTTCACCTTGATTTTATGCGGTAATGATAATAATGAGATTGCCAGAAAAATGGATATATCACCAAAAAGCATACGAGCTTTGTTAGCAGGAATATATAAACACCTAGGATATAAAAATAAAAATGATTTATTAGTAGCTCATTTAGACAAAGCGTTTGTTCAAGAGCAGATAAATATTATGATGGGTCAAGGGGAAGATGTGTATGAAAATTTCGGATGATATAAATCACCCATCTCACTACACGGCAGGAAAGGTCGAGTGTATTGATGCAATTGAATCTGCAACACAAGGATTGTGTGGTGTAACTTCAGTGTGTGTGGGCCAAGTAATTAAGTATGTTTGGAGATACTCTCGCAAGGGAACTCCAGAGAAAGACCTAGCGAAAGCAGATTTCTATCTTCAAAAACTACGCGGAATAATAGCGGAACAGAACACAAAACCCGTAAAACAAACTGAAACCGCTAATTTTATTAGAGAAGAGAAAG